TGTATTTACGTTTGCAATATTAGTTGCAACTGTATCTATTTCTGATGTTGCTTCATTTAAATCGTCTGCTACAGTTTCTACTTCTGAAACTGCTTCTGCTAAATCATTTGCTACAGCTATAACTTTTGCAATGTCTGTCGCTACAGTATTTACTGAAGCAATAGACCCTGCTACTAAATTTATATTAGTCGCATTACTTACTACTGAAGTTACGTTAGCTGAAATTCCTGAAACTGTTGAAACAGCAGAACTTATTCCTGCTACTGTAGTTGTGTTTGCTGAAATTCCTGCAACAGTAGTCACATTTCCTGAGATACCTGCTACTGTAGTTATGTTACCAGATATTCCTGCAACTGTTGTTAAATTTGTTTTGTTTGCAGTAGTAAGCCAAGTGTTTTCTACATAATTTTTTGTAGTGACATCTTGTGCTGATGTTGGGTCTGCAATTAAAGTTAATCTTTTACTTTGTCCATCCCATACATCTGCATTAGTTAATGCTATATGTGATTGACCTTCATCAGAACTTTCTTGTGCAATATAAAAGTTTTGGTCTGCTGATTGGTCTAAATCTGCTTCTGTTAAAACAGAACCATCTGTAAAATCTACTAGTCTTGCATCTGTTGGTGTTATTCTTTTTATTGAGATGGCAACTGTATCTGCAGGTGCAGTAGTAAAAGTTAATGTACTTCCTGAAACTGTAAATGCTGCTGTCTCTACATTATTTAAATAAGCCTTAATATGAGTTGTTGCTATATAACTGAATGGTAGTGCATATCCTGTTGTGCTTCCATTGCCTGTATAACTAACTCTGGCTAAATAACTCATCTACTGTGAAAATTTATATAAAGGATATAATCTATCCTTATCTCGTCCCCCTGATTTAATGTAATTGTTATTATTTATTGCTCTCTTGTAACTTACTAATGCAGATAGTTTTTTATCTTCTATGTGCTGTAAAGTTTTTAATTTTTCAAAAAGTTGTGCTTCGGCTTTACCTTTAGCATTCTTAATGATGTTCATTATTTGTGTAAACTTTTGACCTTTATCACTACTCTTATCATCAATAGATGTTGGGTCTGTTAAAGTTTTATAGACTGGTGAATTAATGAAATCTAATAATTGTTTATTAACACCTGTGTTTCTATAAAGTTCTTGCAACATGTCATAACCATTCTGTTTTGTCTTTGGGTTATGAAATTGTGTTAAATCTATTTTACCTTTAAAGAATTGTTTCATCACGCCAACATTTTGACCTAATCTAATTAATTCTTCTGCAACTTTATCTTCTTTAGGTTTTTGTGTTCCCAATGGATTAACCATTGTTCTCCACATTCTTTCACCTTCGTCACCATCATATTTTAAAGGCTCACCTCTAAAATTATATTTAACTTGTGTTTCTATCCCTACTCTTTTCTTAACATTATCAAAAATAGTTTTTGTATCTCTATAGTATGGGTCATTAACTAATTTTGTATAAACATTTGGAACATAAGAACCTACTTTTTCTCTAAACCATTTCTTTGCAGTTGCTTCATCATCTGATGTTGCTACTTTAACTAACTCCATCAAAGACGTTAAATATGTTTTGCTAAAAGCATTTCTAACTAAACCTGACCATGATGCAGAAGCAAAATTTGAAAGTTTGCTAGACATTGGTAATGTGTTTTCACCAGTTGTTGACCACAACATCATATTCATACCATTACCAACTGACGCTAATTCAGCTTCAGTTAATCTGTCGTAATATCTATTGTAATCTGCAACTATTCCTATGATTGCACCAAATGGGTCTAATCTTCCAAAAGAATATTGATTGTCTCCAATTCGTATTGAATAAGGAACAAAGTTTAATGCTGTTTTTGCTAAATCTTTATTTTCTTTAGAAAGTTTAGTTGAGTATTGGCTTTCTGGTTCTCCACCAGTAATTCTGTCTTTGAAAACTGTAGTTGCTAAAGTTAATAATGCTACTCCAACAGCTTGTTTTCCTCTAGCTTCCGCCATTCTATATGGGTTTCCACTTTTGCCAAAAAAGTCATCTCTAAATTCTTTACGTAAAAATCCTGCTACTGGTAATCTATCTGATGTGGCTTTAAATAAGTTCATTGGTGTTCTAACAAACGGCATCACTTGTTTTAATATTGGATATTTATTTACTAAATCTTGAACATTTTTAGAGATACCATGTAAATTCTGTGTAAAGGTTGCTTCTTCAGCGTATTTAAGAGCATCAGGGTCTATTAGCATTGTATTACTCTCATCAAACCCATTTCTAAAATATTCTTGTACGTGAGCTTCAAATTCAGTAATTGGTTTTTTTGTTCTAATATTTGTTCCAACTATATTGTCATAACTTTTATGTTTTTCTATCGCATCTTTAACAGCTAGTTGGTACATTTTTGCTCTACCATTTATCTGTTTGAAAAATTCATCTTCTGCATTAAGAAATCTTGTTGGTATTCTTATAACATTACCTAATGTTCCACCGACTGCTCTTTGTGGTGTATCTAATTTAGTTCTTCCACCACTACCTGAAATTACAGTGTCTTCGTTCATAAAAGCTCTTAAAGTATATGTGTTGACATCATCAAGATATTTAAACAATCCTGCAAATACAGACATTGCTTCTCTACCTTGATTTCTCATCATTGCTACTTTCGCTGGGTTATCCATCCATGTTCCCATTCTTGAACCAATCATAACTTCTAAAGGTCTTATGAAAGTATTTATGACATTTGATGTCATATTAATTAAGTGAGTTTTAGGACTTGATAACAGAGCATTAATCCAAACTTCATTAAGAACTGCCCAAGTTTTATTTGTACCAACCCATTTCAATACCTTAGGAATTGAACCGACATCTTTTACTGATGCCATTTGGTCTAGGAATTTTTCATAATCCCCACCATAAACTTTATAATCTTTTACAATTTGCTTAAATCTAACTCCAACATCATCAAGACCTAATGTCTTATCTTTTCCCCATTGAAATATAGTTCCAATTTGACCCCATCTAGTTCTAATTTCTGATGTGTTTAAAAATGCTTTTTCTAAAATAGCTTGAAACTGTGCAATTTCTTCAATATTGACACCTGATTGTTTTGCTTTGTATGCCCTAATCATTTTAGGAAATAAATTAAGCATACTTTGAGTTAGAACTTCGTGTGCCATAATAACAGCACGACCTTTATCTAAACTTCCTGCTAATTCTTCACCGTCTTTTAATACTTTTGCAATATCACCACCATACATTCTCTCAGCACGTCTTTCTAAGATTGCCATAATTTGTGGTTGTTTAATTTGTGATAATTGTTTTTCTAATGCTTTAGTTAAAGATTGAATTTGAAATGTTGCATCTTTACTTAAACTTCTAAATGAATTTATATTGAAACCTAAATCTAAAGATGTATCTAAATCTATTTCACCTTTTTTAAACTTCTCCCAATTTTGAGATATAACTTCATCAAAATTTAAAGTTTGAACTTTTGTAGCATCACCTCTAATTCTTACCTGAGGTATTGGTTTGCCTTCTAAATTTAATTCTGGTTGTTTAATGTCAGCTAGATTTTCTGGGTCTTGTTTTTGTAGATATTCTTCATCTTCTTTTAATTTCTTTTGGTCAACTTTCTTTCCATTATTTAAATCTCTTTTATTTTTTATGTATCTATAACCTTTAAATACACTTTCAAATATTCCGCCTAAGGCTAAACCTTCAATAGCATTTTTAAATCTTCCTTCCCAAAAAGTATCATTTGCGTCTGAAGCTAAATAACCTAACCAAGTATCTTTTGCTGATGGAGCATAATTAATTATAACGTCAGTCAACCTACCCATATGTTCATCAAAAGCTACAGTGTCAGCAAATGAAGCTCTGACTAATGATGATTTAATTGGATTTGCTTGAATGGCTTGTGTGGCTTTAATTGCCGCTTTTGCTGGTAATAATGTTGCAGCACCTTTTGCTATTCGACCACCAGTCATCCAACCAGTCATAAATGTTGAAATTCCTCTAGTGAAACCACCTAACATTGTATCAGGTGCATCTAATGTAGGTAATTGAACTGCGTCTTTAACTCCAGCTTTTCCAAATAGCCAAGTATTCGTCCCTTCTTTAACCATTTGGTCATGGCTTTTAAATTCTATAATTCCGTTTTCGGCATCTTTTCCAATACCAATCCCACCAACATTAGTGGCTTCTCCCAAAGTGTCACCTAAACCTTCTATAAAGCCTATGCTATTATTTATACCATCCATTACTCCACCAACTGCTTGTAGTGGCATATCTGTTAGAAAGTTTCTGTCACTTTGCCAATTCCAGTCTTTTTTACCTTCGTTGATTTGATATTTTTGTTTAGCTAAATAGTTAGTAATAATTTCTTCACTTGTTCCATCAGGAAATTTAATTATTGCACCATTTGGTGCTTCTCGTCTAATTGCCATTATTTATTCGGTGGTTTAAAGTCTTCTTCTTCAGGCGGTACATATTCTTCTTCTAGTCCACCTAATTGGAAGTTTTTCATTTGCTCTTTAACATATGTTTTAAAAGCATCTTTTCTTTTAGTTTGATTACCATTAAATTCTTCTCCTTGAATTGGATGGTCAGCTAACCATTCATAAATTTCATCTCTCCATTCTGAATATTTAACAAAACTTCCACCTGCATTAAATTTTTGCACAGGATTACTTAGCCAGGATTTAGCTAAAGTATTAAATTCTTTAAAGATAGGATGTCCAATTAATTTATCTCCACTAGCATAAAATGCATTATCAATTTGTTTAATTAAAATAAAGTAATCAGATTTACTAAAAAATTCTCTATTTTCTTTTAAGAAGTCTGAAGCATTACCTTCGTTATCAAATAAATTTCCTGTTTGTATTTTTTTCTTAATTTCAAGATAAAGTTCTGTTGATGATGTTGTTGCAAAAGGTTCATTTAAAGAATTATAAAATTCATCAGCTTCTTTTTGAACTTCAGGTTTTAAATTTAAGTATTCTTCAGTTTTTCTATATTCGTAATAATTAAAATCTGTTTCACCTACTTTTTCAGTTAAAAGTTCTCTTACATTTATTTTTCCTGCATTAACTGAATTATTATAATTTTTTGTTTTTTCTGAATTAAAACTATTTTTTTCTTTAAGTAATTCTTCTCTTAACCCATCAATTTTATTTTTAACAACACCAATATTTTTAAATGGAGCTGTACCACCATCTACATATGTCATTAGGTAGTCTAGAACATCTTCTGCATATTCAAAATCATTAGTGTTTGTAATCCATTCTTCAACACCTTCTAAAACAAAATCTCTTAATTCAGTTCCATCTCTTAAATGAAGATTGTCTTTGATTAATGTATTGATTGTCTCTCCAATATTTTCAATAGCATCTTCATCACCAGTGTTATTATTTTCTATTGCACCAATAATGTTTTCTTTAAAACTATCTTTATATTTAGAACCAATTTTACTTAATTGTGTTTGTTGATGTGTATTATTTAAACTATTTCTAATTTTATCTGTTTGTGTAAAGAAACCTTTGTTTAATGTTAGAGCATCAAAATTAGTTAATTCATTATCTGTAACAAATTTTTCTAATTGACTATTATAAAATCTTTCAAAAGCACCGTTAGAAGTATCACCACTAACTCCTCGTTTTTCATATTCTTTATATAAATTTTCCTGAAATTTTCTAGCTTTAGCGTTTAAATCTAATTCTTTATATTTATCAATTAAATAAGGATTTGCATTCTTATCTATATCACCTGCTTCTACAGCTTGTTTAAAACTCTTTTGACTTAATTTTTTTAATTTTGTTGCTTCAGCTTCACCTATATCTTTTTCTTTTTTCTCACCTGCCATCACCATCTTTGTTCCTGCTTGATTAACAAAGTTATCTAATGATTTTAAAAAAATACCTATTGTTGGGTCTACTGGTTCTTCTTGAGGTTTATAAAATAAATTAAAATCTCTAGCTACGACCTGTGATGCTTCTGGTGTTAAATCTAAATCTGGTGTTTTTCTTTTAGCTTTAGAAAATAGAGAACTTAAATCTTTTGCCATTATACTCTCAACGTCTCAATTTGTCTTCTTTGGTTTCTTTTGTTTCTGTTAGATTTATAGCCATACAATTCTTTCTGTGCTTCTAATCCATAATAAGTATTAGCTACATTCATGGCACTAGATGCGAATAATAATGCTGAATTTGGTGGTTGTTCATAAACTGATTGTGACTTTTGACCAAACTGAATTGCTTCCATATTTCTTTCAAATTGAGAAATATTAATGCCCATATTGTTTTGTAGAGAGGTTTGGTATTTTCCTTCTGTTCTATAATAATTAGCTAATAAAGCATTTGTTGAACCTGATAATGCTAGTCCACCTGCATCTCCTGCTTCTGTAATAAATGTTGCTCTAGCTTTTCTAGCTTTTAATGATGCTTGATAACCTTTTTGTGAAGATGCTTTTAATACTTGTCTAATTCTTAATTGTTCTGCTGCATATCTTTGAATGGCATTTTCTTTAGCAAGTGCATTAGTTCTTTTCTGTACATTGTAAGCATTTTTCTGCTGTGCTTTACCTACTTGGTATTGTTGGTAGCTACTTAAAACAGAAGCGATTGTTAAAGCTGTTGTTGCTTGTACACACATATTTTTTATATCCTTATAAATTCATAAAAAGGTTTTTGTAAAACCCCATAATTAACTTTTCTTAAAAATTTGAAACCACACCACTTCAACCATTTGATATGAAGTTGATTTCTACAATCAACGAAGTTCCAAAGTATTTTGTATTTTTTGTTTAGTAGCTGAATAACTTTTTTACACTGTCTTAAAAAAGATATTTGTACTGTAGCTAAGTCTTCTGAAGCCAGAAGCCAAAGCCCACCAACACCCCCACCTAAATCAGCAATTCCAAATATTCCTACAACTAATCCTTTGTGATTAACTATAGTTAAACATAATGTTGAATTGCTAAAACTTAATTTAAGTCCATCCAAAGGTGTTAAGCCTATGGATGCTAAAATTTCTTGTTTGTCACCAAATCGTAATCTAGGTGCTAAATATTCTACATCTTCCAATGTAGCTAGACGCATATGATTACTCTCTTGATGATGCGGTAACATAATATCCTTGCCAACTTGCATTAATAAAGTTTGAAGGTAAGTGACTATCGTTTTTTAATGTTACAGTTAATTTGTCATTTTCAGATTGTACTGCAAAAGTATAATCTCCATCAGAAAGATTAACTGTGCCTAATGCACCACTACCTGTTGTTGTTCCTGTAAATGAAGTAGTTGAAGCATCTCTACCAACTGGCAATACTTCTGTAGTAAAATATCCAGTATCATTATAAGACACATTCCAATTTCTAATTTGTAATCTTCCTTCTTTAACTGAAATTCGACTACCTGAGTTATCAGATATTTGCATAAATTGTTGAGAGAATACAAATGAAAATTCGTATTGTTCACCAAACCATAAATTCTTTGAAGTCTGGTTTCCTGAAATCGTAAGTGAAGTACCAGATTGTGAAGCAATCGTTAATGCTTGTCCTGCTGTATTCGTTCCACCTACACGACCAATACATTTTAAAATATTTCCTTCAACAAAATCTGTAACAGCTAATCTTGTAGTATCTGAAGAAGTAACAGTAAGATTATCATTACCTACTGCTGCTCTAGTGACAGTAACTACATTTGCTGCTGGATTAGCTGCTGAAAAATCAGCGTGAAGATTAATACAAGTAAAAATATTATCTGCTGTCGTATCGTTATCTTGATTATGAAAAAATTTATTTGTAGCAGGTGTTCCTGTACCAGCACCTTGACAAGTAAATGTAACTGCAGCTCCAGCATGTGTTGTTAAAACAATCGTTGAGTTAGTTGCTATGTTGGAAAAATCTGTAACTGAAATTGTGCAAGTTGTATTAGTTATTGAATAAGGAATTGTAAATGTTGTGACATTAGTTCCTGCGTTATAAGAAGAAGATGTTCCTGTCGTATCGTCTTGAATTTTTCTATCTAGATAAGTTAAATAATTTGCTGAAGCGTCTACTACCGCAGGAGATATATCTAAACTTTCTAGATAAACTCCATCACTTCTTTCATTAACTATATATAAAGTGTTTTCTATAAAATCTATATTTAAAATCTTATCTGTATTTGAAAAACCGAAACTCCATTTGTGCCATGCACTTTGCAATCTCTTTCCTTCACCAATAAAATATTGATAAACATATAAAGTATTTTGGTCAGCACTATTTGAAGATAATGCTATTAATATATTTTCGTTAGTTGCAGAAGTAAGTTTAAAAACATTACTAGGCAAATACTTTGGCACATTAGCTGTAATATCTTCAGCTTTTTTTGTATCACTGTCACCTTCAACGTAAAACTCTCTAATTCCTGTATAACTTCCTTTATTAAAAGCGAAGAAGACATTAGACCCTGCTCCGACAGGTTTAGCACTTGTTGAGGTTTCAAATTCTGTTGCTGTGTTAATTGATACATTTTCTGATGTTAAAGTATTTCCACCAGTCAACATAAACTGTGTCTGGTCAGAGAATAATAATAAATTTTCGTCAAAGGATATTACTGAACGTAATATCGAAACTTTTTTAGCAGTAGACGCTACATCTATAGGGTCTGTACTTAAAGTGTCTGTGACTGTTTCTGGGAAGAAGTGAAAAAATTCTCCACTTCTAGACATAATAACATTTTCATCAGCAATAAAACCAAGTCTGTTTCTATGAAAGAATATATCATTCATTTTCTTTCCAATAAAACTTGGGTCAGGAGAGCTTTCTAAATCACCTGCTACTCTTGTTCCCCAACTTGGTACATCATATGAAGTTGCTGAAATTGTATATGAACTACCATCTACTTGTGTAAATCTAAAATTTCCATCCGCAGTTCTAATAAGAACGTGTGGCATCAAATCACTATCTAGATTAGTTTTAGTTGCAGGTGATACTGTTTCAGTCCAAACATCATCAGAACTGTCATATTTTACATAGTAATTATCGAATGAATTTGTTGCATCACCAGTAATTTCTACAACCATATTATTGATTGCAGGTGAAGGTAAATCAGAAAAGTTTTGAACTTTATCTCCAACAACCTGACTAGCATCATCTCCATACCCATCACTAGCTGTAACTGTAAGTGTTCCTGTAGATTTAATTATTGAGAAACTTGAAGTTCCTACATCTGCAAACGTAATGTTAGCAATAGTTCCACATGCAGTCTTAACTCCATTTCTTATTGCTTCTGTATCTGTATTTGAACTCGTAAATGAGAAAGTTGCACCATCAATAGTGATTGCATATTTTGTAGAATTAACTCCTTGTAAAACTGAATAAACAGCTTCTTCTACTTTTGCTGTACTTGTTGTAGCTGCCATTGCACAAGTTTTTGTTTTATTTAAAATATAA